CTCTTTCTGTAAAAAAAAACTGAGACCTAGCTGGGGATTTGGTGGGGAAATCCTGCTAGGCCTCAGAGGAGGTGTGTTTTAGTACCTTACCTTAAACTTAAAATCATTACTATTAAAATCTTCTACATTGTCTAAAACATCACTTACTGCCTTTCCTTTTGTGATCGTTTCTAGAACCCTAAAGGTTTCTTTCTGAGTATTCGTTAATGCTCTCTTTAGATTAGACAACTTAAAAGATCTGTGCATGACTCGAAGACTAAAGTCACACTTCCATTCATTCTCAAAGTCATCGTTCTCTATTAACTCAATTGCATTCTGGAAGTTCACAAATGCATTGCGTACTTCTTCATGTACTTCACGCATAGTTTTCTTTGATACGCACCATGAATCTGGCATTACTTCTTCTAATCCTATTGCAGATTTATCAAGGTATGCAATCAGCATTGCCATGTCTTCAGGATCTAATATCCCCGCGTCTAGTCCATTCATGAACCTAGTAAGCTCTTCTGCTTTACGCTCTCTATTACTCTGCTCCATATGTTTCTCCATATACTTGATCTCTGTGTGCGTCTCTTGCACTGGCTTCTGTTTGTCGGTTAATTCTGTCACAGTTTGTACACAAAACTTCTTCTGGCTTGCTTACCATGCTTACAAATACTTGTAGCATAGGGCTGTGTATCTCTCCGCACTGCTTGCATCTTTCGTACATTATTCCTCAATCCTATTGTTTTTTTCTTTGTCCTTTTTTTGCATTGTTTCAAACAAAGACTTTAATGCTTCAATCATTCTCAATGAGATCATGGCTAACAAGTTGTGGTGGTACTCTGTTACTCCACCATTAGCCATGACTTTGAACTGATCCATGAGTTCATCGTCTGATAACAAAATGTAAAGTGATTGATCTAAAACCTGTTCGTTAGTAGCCAGTTCGTATTCAGCATTAAACCAATCAAGGACTGCAACTACTACATTCTTGGCATCCATTTGTGCCATAATGAATGCACCTAATGTGATTGGGTGAAGCATTAGTTCTTTCCATCTTTCGGAAGAATCTTCTTCACTCATTCTTAAAAACACATCTTCTATTACTGGGTGCTGGTACACCACGTTACCACCTTGTGGTGTTAAAGATTGTTCCCACATTTTTGTATTCATTACTAACTGAATAGTATCTTTCCCCAAGTTTCCGGATTCTTCTTTACTCATTTACCTGTCCATTTCCATTTGTATCTCAGGCTATTGATTGCGTCTGCTCGTTCTTGTTCTTTTTCATCTTCTTCTTTTGGATGCCACTTCATGATCTCTGCTCTCGCTTTCTTTGCTCTGGCATCTGCTTGTCCAAACATTTCATTTGATCCATCTAATTCATTAGCCCAACCTCTAATGTATTCGACTGTGTTTTCCCAATCAGTTTTATCAACTGGTAGGTTTAACTCATGCATAGTTTGGGCGGCGGCTAACTCTGCTGTCAGTTCTTCTAATGAATACTGTTCAGTCTTTTTATTGTAGTTATCTTTGGTAAATCTATTGAGCCGTTCCTTGTGACCTGTGCTGTGCATAGCCTCATGTAGTAGTACCTGTGCGTATCCTGTTGGTGAGTGGAAAGTCTCTAAAGGTGGCATAACAATTCGATCTCTTGATGGTTGATAGAATGCTTTGCTACCTGTGTGTTCTAACTTAATCTTATACTTATCAAGGTATGGCTTGAGCCAAGCAGATACTGTACTAACTACTTCAGACTCAGCCACTAGTGGATTATTGAATGATTGATGGTCAAAGCACTCAGGCAATTCTCTCCAAGTAAACTGTTCTACGTTGTAGAGATTCAAGTATCCAAATCTAAATACCTGCTTAGCATTTACTTTCTTTGTAGGCTTTCGGTCATACCACTTATTGTTTGCATCTACCCATGCTGGGAACCACCGATAAAGTTGAGTGCTTTCTGTTCTAGGTTTTAGCATTCCTCCCATTCGTTTACCTCTTGAACTTGTAATCCAGTTAGGACTTAGAAACCCTTGCTCTCTCATTCTGAGTGACAGTAGGAACTCATTCATCAATGAGTAGTTATGCTCGTTATTAAAGTTCATAGGTCTTGTTGGACTAATCACCCATGGCCTGTGCCATGTGTAGATTTGATCACTCCTTATTTCTTCTATTATTTTTGTTGTTACTGTGTGATTATTTAACTCGTTTGTTTTCTTTACCACTCTACCTCCGGAGGGTTTTCTGTTGCCCATTCTTCTAACTCAATATAAATATAATCGCGTACCTCTTTTGGAAACTGATGATTAAGCCACCTCCAGTTCCAGCCATGGTAGACTTTGTGATCTTTATCTACTCCGTCTCTCGTATCTTTCTTTAACCAGTAGTATCCAAACTTCTTGTGGTCGTAGATCTCACCAATAGCAGTAACTTCTATTGTGAATTCCCACTCTGCGTCATAAAGCATTGGTATCTCAAGTGATACCTCTACGATTGAAGTCATTTCCTCAAAGAACCTAGCCATTCTTATTCCTTTCATTCATTGTCTTGTAGTTCTTTGGTTGGTTGGCTCCTTCCAGCTCAAGCAATCGCTCGTCAATCTTTTTAATCTCATGTGCATTTGACTGGCAGATCTGACGCAACTCTTCTCTGTTCTCGCGATAGTCACTTTGAATCTGAAGGTCCATTAATTGAACCTTACGAATCAACTCTTTTTGCTGAGTGATAATGTCACTCAACATTCTTCTCATTTCCATTTCCATTACGTTGACTCCTTTTTTATTCTTTGTTATTATTTTCCTGTTAATGCATTTACTAATGACTGAAGCGGGATCGATCCTCTCAATAGATCCCATACATAAACTGTTGCTAGTGCTATCAATGGACTAAACAATACTCCTAGCCACATTCCGGCTAGAAGATCAGAAATAAAACTAGAGCGATTAGTGATATGACGCTTAGCCACATCACGAACTCTTCCATTTCTTCGAACAATCTTTCCCCTAATCATTCCCAAATCTCCTTTTCATTTCTTTTTTGATTTGTTCTTCTTCTTTACCTAAGTCTTTAAGGAGTCCTTCATATCTATCTTTCTCAATCTGAATCAGATTTCTAACGTGGTCAGGATCTGAGTCATGATTGATATCCCTCTTAAATCTAATCAAACCTGTTTCATCGTCCTCCTCTCTATGTATTTCAGTTTCAGTATATGCATTATCATCCTCTAGATTATGTTGAGATTGTGACTGCTGATGCCAACTACTACCCTCAATCTTTCTTTTGTTGTCGTGATACTCAGTGGTATCGAATGGCGAGTGAAATGTTCTGTCGTGTCGAATACGTTTTGGCATGGTATGTCTCCTTTTCATGCCGCCTCCAATCAACTGACATCCAGCATGTCAACCCCAAAATTGCGTAGGATTTGCCGAGGAGCCACCGCACCGAAAGGCAAAGGCAAGCAATATTTTGGGGTTTACAGCTGGAAGTCAGTTGATAAAAGCGGTGCAGGAAAAGGAGACTACCTGCTCTAAATGTGCACGACATCGACAGACATTTCCTAGACATTTCGATCCACTGAGTACCACGACAACTAAGGTTCCTTACAAACTCATTTGTTTTACTTATCTTATCTTGATACTTACTGTACCTCAATTGCTATTTTAGTTTTAGTCTCAGCGGATTTTGTGACTACTCATCTATAGCCTCAGCGGATTTTGTCTATATGCCACGAGTCTCTAGGGCCTAGGCCTCCTCAGCCCTAACCATTAGGCCCGCCCGCTTACCTCGGCTGCTCTGGATCTCCAGCTTAGAGCCGAGCCGCTAGGCCAAGGGCAAAAAAAACTCCGGGACCACTTGGCCCCGGAGGAGATTGAACTGTTTTGGTGCTAGGCTATGTGCTTAGCAAACGTGGCTCTGATTGTCTCATTGCCCTTGGTCTGAATGGAATGGAACTCGATCTTGGTCCCCTTAGCAATCTTGAGATCCCGGAACTTGAGCGGTCCCTCAGCGATCAGAGTCATGACTGCGAGGCAGAGGGCAGGATCGTAGTTGCTTGGGTAGCAAGACTTCTTGTCCTCAGTGACTGGGGAATGGACAGGTTGGTCGATCACAACAACGCCAAGACGCTCCTGTGAAGGGACCTTCTTGCCCGTGAGGTTGAAAATGCAGGCTGAACCTTTGACTGCGTCAATCTGATCCTTTAGGTCGAGGACATCGATAGTCTCGCCGAAGGGAATCAGAATGACAAGTTTCACCGTTTCTGGCTTGGACATGATATTAACCTTTCTAAAAAAATGTGGTGTCCAATCTCGGAGGAACCGCAAGAGGGGAAGCGTCCAGCGTCAACCCAAATCTACGATTTTATCTTGCCCCCGCCCCACTGGACGGAGGGCAATAGAAAATCTTTGTTAGATTTGCGGTTTACGCAGGAGGAAGTCCCCTCTAGCGTCGTTCTGGAGGATTGGATACCTCTCATTTTTTTGATGGAAAGGTTAATAGCATCCTGTCCGTCTAAGCCAGATACGGTCTGAAACGTGAGGAAATACCTGATTCTTCGGCGAGACCAATCGATTTGTCCGTCCTCGACCCAGAAGGTCAGATCAGACCAGTCTCAAAGATTCATGCTACTGCTTTCATCCTCACCAGCAAGAAGTCCCCACAGAGCAACTTGAACTGTGTTGTTGTGATTGACCACCAACTCTCTTCCATATCACTGAGGACACTTCTTGCCTACCTCGCAACTTAACGATCCTGCCCTCGCCTCACGCTCTGACTGATCGTGGGACCGCACATTTCTAGGATCTCATTTGCTAAGGGGGCCGAGACCTGTTCACCATTCAGACCGGCTAATGAGACTATCGCCTCATTGCTCAGCACAGCCTAGCACCACGTCTCACTCATCCTCCGGGGCTGTGGTCCGACTGATTCTTTGCCCTTGGCCGCATTGTAACTGCGTGACCGTTAATACAGCGGCGAACTCTAGGATGGAGATCCTTTTCGCTGACCTCGGTATTTGCGGGCAAGGGCTGATAATGGTTAGGTGTCTGAGGGGGTCTAGGCCCCCCTGTAGTTGATGCAGTTCTGATATATATATCCGGCATCCACGATTTTTAATTAAAAACCCGCTCCTTAGTAAACCCATGAAACCAAGGAACGGGCGACAGATTGGGGCTAGTCCATTTCGAGATTCAGCATAAGTGGTGAGTGAGGTCCCATATCAACGATCTCGATATTGTTATAATAATGCTCCCAAGCATCATCTAAGTCAAGTCCATTATCCTGAAGTTTATCAATAATCATTGAAGTAGAGTAGACTGCAACAGGAGCAAAAGAACCAACAGTAGTAGCGGTTCCTACTAAGCAATCGTCAAATCCACAGATAACGACTGCTTCTGGATTATTATCAGTAAGGTGTTGAAGCACTGATTTCATGGTAGTCCCCCTTAATCTTGATGGTTGATATACTTGATAGGGGATTTAGAGTCAAGAGTATCTATACTTACAACAACTCCTAGAGGTATAGATGTTACGCTACCAAAAGTATGATCTTTAGAAAAAGAGTCTGCTAAGGTGATGTGTTCTTTAGTTTTATGAATAATCCAGCCACAAGAAACACAAAGCATGGGTTCATGTTCTTCTTTGATTTCTGAGATAGAGCCAACCCATTCAGCTTCAGTAGTAATATCTTTCCAAACAATAACTGAAATTTTTTGAGGTAATGGGTCTTTTTTAGAAGGGTTCATTTATCAACCTAGATTGAGTAGATTTACTTGAAGCCTTCTCAAAACCCCCCCTCCCCCCATTTCCTTAAAAAAAGAAAATAGACTAAGTATAGTCAAGGAGGAGGGGAGCAACAGAAGGAGAGATGCCTTGTTATCAACCTGAGTTGAGTGAGTTCACCGTCGCCTTACAGACGAAGACCCCCGAACTTGTCTGAACCCTTTCGGGCCTCAAGAAACAAGATAGGGGGTCTTCTTTCGAAGTCAAGAATTAAAAAGGAACGTCGTCAGTAACGGTTACAGGGGCTTGTCTTTTTTCAGAACAGGTATCAAAGTGGCAAACACCGTCTTTGTTTACCGGAACATTTTTGCCCTTCTTAGTTTTGACCCACCAGATTTCTCCTTGACATGAGCGGCATTTACTGGCTTTTTTATGGGTAGGAACTTCGTAAACCCATTCGCCGTCGGCGTTTTGATACCGTTTGGCAGGTGCTTCATCGCCACCACTGGTTACTTGGCTGACTACACCCTGAGTCTTCAGGGTATCCCGAATCTCCGTAAGGAGACTAACAATCTGTTTCGCTGTTGCTTCATCCATGTGCAACTCCCTTCAACGACAGATTATATACTAAGGTGAATAGGCGAGTCAATAAAAATGGCAGAAAAACAAGATCCAGAAATTGTTCCGCAAAGAACGAACAAAGTTGGAAGTTACCTCATACGAGAAGGGCGAAGAGAAGAAATGGCCAAAGCTATCGCCAACGGTCTTCACTTCGAGGATGCGGCAGAAAAGGCAGGGATTCCTTACGAGGTTGCCCTTTCTGCGAGCCGGAAAGATCCTGAGTTTATGGCATGGTATGACGAATCTAGGAGTAGACCTCGAATAGAAAAAAAGCCTGCAAAAAAGTACAAGCCCAAAACGAGTTTGCAAATCAAAAGTGATTTTGTAAATAAACTAAGTCAAGTTGGTTTGTTTGACAAAATTGCTGTTATGGCAGAAGAAGCGGACCCGGCAACAGAAGAAGGGAAACAAGTGTTAGGTTTCTTTATGAGGTATGTTGTTAAAGACATTCTTCCAAAAGAAACAGCGGCAAAAGTAGAACATACGGAAAAAGCCGCTTACGACACTATGACGGACGCAGAGTTACTAGAAATGCTACAAGACCGCCGCCAGCAAAGATTGGCGTATGATCAAGAAAGAAGTCAAGCAGACGGCCAAAGATCTTCTCATACCCAAAAGTACATAGAACAGGCACAGGAATACTATGAACGAGAAAGTGAATAGAGACCAAATCCTTGAAGAACTTCGGCTAGAAGAAGAACTAGCTCGAAGAAAGGAGTACGACGTATTGGGGCGATTAGCTCCAAATAAACGTCAATGGGACTTTATTAACTGCCATTCTCACGAAACTATGTTTAGTGGACTAAACCAAGCGGGAAAGTCTACGGCTCTTTGCATTAAAGCGGCTTATCATCTCACAGGACTCTACCCCCCAGATTATGTAGGGGTGCGTTTTGATAAGCCCGTGAACTGTGCGATAGGTGGTGAAACAGCACAGTCAACACGAGATTTGTTATGCGACAGACTGCTGGGAGATTCCTTAAACCGTGGGGGCGGTTATCTCCCGGCAGGTACTTTTGATCCTGAAAAAGACGTTAAACGTCTCAGTGGTGGTATTACTAACCAGATTGATTTCTTTCAGGTCAAGCACCACGACAAAAATGGGAACTTTGACGGGTACTCTAAATGCTACGTTTTCTCGTATTCAACAGGCTGGCAACGTCTACAAGGTTATACGCTTCATTGGATTGGGATTGACGAGGAACCGCCGTTCCCAGTTTATGACGAGTTCTCTGCTCGATTAAATGCCACTAATGGATACATGGATATCAGCATGACCCCTCTACAGGGGGAAACTCAACTGTATCTGATGTTTGACGAAAGCACCGATCACGAGGCTCGGTTCTTATTAAACTATGACATTGATGATGCTCAACACATGACAGACGACGACAGAGAGCGTCTAATCAGCAAATACGAAAATCATCCGTTAGCAGAAGCTCGATTGCATGGCCGTCCGGTTCGTGGCCACGGTCTGATTTATAATGTACCAGACGAGTTGCTATACGTTGAGGATTTCCAAGTACCGTCTCATTGGAAGAAAATCATAGGTTTAGATTTTCCTCATAGTGTAGGAAACTTTGCGGCGGCGAAGATGGCCTACGATGAAGACAACGACGTATTATATTTGACAGGAGAATACAAAGAGGATAATAAAGAGAGTTACCATTATGCCCATCGAGCTTTAACAATGGGGGCAGGTCGAATACCTTGTGCATGGCCACATGACGCTGGCAGAAACTTTACTGACGGCTCAACCGTTGCACAGCGGTACAGAGAACTGGGGTTAAATATGCTGAAGGAGTTTTCCCACAGCATCAACCCGGAGGGCAAAAAGACATTTGCAGTCATGCAGGTCATTGAAGAAGTGTGCGACCGTATGGCTACAGGCAGGTTTAAGGTGTTCTTTACCTGTCAAGAGTTCATGAAAGAAAAGCGACGTTACAAGCATGACGCAGGTAAAGTCGCAAAAAGACAAGACGATCACATTATCGACGCTATGCACAAAGCGGTGATGATGCTGAGATTCGCAGAATCTGAGGAACCAAATAAGGCACTCCCGCAAAAGTTGCCAGAGATGGATTTCTTTAACTTTTAAGGAGTTAAAATGCCTAACTATCCGTACGGATTAGGTCGTGGATTTGGACTGCCTTCTGGTTTGCCTTCAACCAGAGCAATGGCAAATGCAGGATTAAGAAGTTCTGGTAATCTTGTTCCAGCACCTATTTCACATTCGCCAGCAGTTATTCGACCTCCAAGAGGTCCGGTGATTGATTCTAGAGGACCAATGCCTGTTGCTCGTGCAGGAGGACGTTCTGTTGGTCCAGCCAGAAGAATGAGACCTTCCATTCCTCAACCAACTATTATTGAGGCAAATTTAGTAAATCGTCCTCTTCTTGGTACTAAATACGCAGGTCGAGCCGTTGGGATTGCGGCTACCATGGAAGTTATGAGGCGTATTGTCGATGAGTTTAGCGAAGGCCCACCGCCTCCAGAAGTAACAACTGTTCGACTTCCAAACTCGTTGGCTGAAAGATATGGACAGCGTATTACCCCTATGGCACCGGGTTCAATTGATTTTGGATACACTCCAAATACAGACGACCGAGCCAAAGATAAAGGCAAGGGTACGATTAAAGACCAAGGCATTAAGCCTAAAGTAAGACACGCTCCCGGACAAAAAGAACCACAAGACGTTGTTCCAGTAGGATCTAAATCTCAGTACGAGATTAATCTTAGAGGTGGAAGCATCTTCCCTCTTGATGTCACTATTGGAAAACTTGCTAAGTTCCCAGTTACCGTTACAGGAAAACTACTCAAAGTTGGCGGCTCATTGCTGACCGAGGAATAAAATGCACAGACCTCCAGTCCAAGAACTGATTCACAGGTTTGACTACCTAAAGAAGCGACGTTTTAACTTTGAAAAAGCGTGGCAAGATATCAGTGATTTGATGATGCCGTATCGTGGTGACATTACTACGAAACGCTCTACAGGATCACGAAGAGTCAAAGGTGTCTTCGATACTACTGCTATGAATGCGGCAGACTCTTTTGTGAACTTCATTAAAGGAGCCATCATTCCTTCTGGTAATGATTGGGTGCGTCTTCACGCTAAAGCTCCCTACACTGATGTAATTCAAGTCAGACAGGTTTTAGATCTTGTTGCTGATAGAGTCTTAACAGAACTTTCAAACTCTAACTTTTACAAAGAAGCCAGTGGGTTTTTGCGTGATTTTGCAGTGTTAGGGAATGGAACATTACACGTTCGTGAGGGCAAGCCCAAGTTTGGATCTAAAGGTCAGACCTTTGGAGGCTTGGTTTTTGAGGCTGTTCCTATTGGCCGTATGTGGTTTATGGTTGGTAACGAAGGTCGTCCAGACTTTCTTGTTCGCCAAATAACCATGACGGCAGTTGATGCTATGCGTTTCTTTGATGGCAATGCCGGAGGAGATGCGGAGTATCATATCAATGCAGGCAACCCTATGGAGGAATGTAACTTCCTTCATTTTGTTTACGAAAATGAAGACTTCCTCCCTCACGGCGTTCCTACTCCAGATAATAGAAAGTACGCCAGCATCTACGTTTCTGGTTACGGTGATTTCGTAACTGGTACAGGTTCTATGTCAGAGCCAGCCATTGTTAAAGTTGGTGGTTTTGATCACTGCCCTTACATTGTGGCACGTTGGATGGTGGTGGATGGGGAAGAGTACGGCAGAGGCAAGGGCCATTTGGCTCGTGCTGATGCTATGGGAATCAATGAACTACGCCGTCAGATTTTGATTGCGGCAGGTAAAGATCTCAATCCTCCCCTTATGGTGGAACATGATACAGTTGTTGAGTTGGATATTACTCCTAACGGCCTTATGGTTACTCGGCCCCCCGTCAAAATGGGACCGCAGTACCTCAAGTCGGACACGAACTACCAAGTCGCAGACCTCATTGCGAGGCAAGACAGAGACCAAATCAAGAAAGCGTTTTTAGGAGACATTCTTGATGACCCAGAGACGCAACCAAGAAGTGCTGAAGAAAGTCGTCAAAGACAAACTCGTGCATTAAGCAGACTGGCGGCTTCGGCAGATACAGTAAACTATGAGTTTCTTGATCCCATGATTCAAAGTTGTATTGACATTATGTATCGTGGAGGAATGTTGCCGGAGTTGGACATGCTCCAAGAAATGGCTCCTGATGCAGAGTTTGAAATTGTGTATCAGTCTCCATTCTTTACTTCCCAATAAGCTAGTGGCATGAATCGTGTCAGTGCTTTCTTGGAAAGACGAATGGCTTTGTATCAAGCTACACAGTCTCAAGCATACATTGATGATTTGAATCCTGACGCGATCTCTGCATACGATGCAAAGGTTAGCGATATCCCTGCTTCGATTCTTAGAACGCCGGAAGAAGTAGGAGCGATTAGGCAAGCACGAGCACAAGAAGAAGCCATGCAAATGCAAATGATGCAAATGCAACAAATGGCTCAAATGCAACAACAGCAACAAAGCGAAGAAATTTAATGATAAATATGCCAATGAATTTTAGTCAAACCTCTGGCGGTGGCGGTGGCTATCGAAGCGAAAGTGGTTTTTCTAGCTTTGGAGACGTTGCTAAAAGACAACTTGAAAAAGAGTACAAAAAGAAGAAAGTTAAAAAACTCGTAGCAGAAGCACAAGCAAATCATTATCGAGGGGCGGGTGATTTGCTTAATAGGATTAGGTTTGGTATGTCTTTGACTGACGCACAAATTGCACAACACAATGTTGCTACAGGTCAGAATCCTCGAACTACTAGACCTAATTTTACAGATATGCTTGGATTCAAATACGCTAAAAATTTAGGAGTTCTTTGATGAGAAATCAAACAGGAATAAATGCAATTGAGGAGCTTTATGGAGTTCCATCACATAAAAAGTTTATTGACTTAAGACCTAAACCAAAACCAACACAGTTAAAGCAAGGTGGTTGGCGACGGAAAAGACAGCCTAGAGCAGGTACAGGGACCCATGAAACAGCAAAAATGGCTTACGACTTTATGGAGCCGGGATATGTTCATGCCGCTAGGACTGGAACAATCCCAGAGTCAATCTTTGGCAAGGCAATGCTTGGCGTAGAAACAACACTTGATCTTGCTCCCGGTCTTGGCAAAGTCGTTTCAGCGGCAATACCCTTTGGATTGATGAGAAAAGTAGATCCTGTCGAAATCCAAAGAAAAACTATTAACATAGGTGAACAAATAAGCAATACCGACATTTTTGATATACCTACTCTTGAAAAGTATATGCCTGAACAGTTGGCTATGTCTATGCATAGACTGCCTCCAGTTCAACAACAAAAAGATATGCTTGAAACTACTAACCTATTAGATCTTATTCAGGGGGCTACTAAAAAAGAAACTAAAAAATGGCGTGAGAGTGTAAAAAGTTTGCCAGCCAGCCAGAGGGTGGGATTCCCAATCCATAACATTGACACAATGTATCCAGCAGGTAGTGACACAGGAGCCATTCTCGCCGATCAAATAGGATCAGCTCAGAATATGGATGATTTAGCGTTTAACCCTAACCTCCCTTTGTTTCAAGCAACTGCAAGAGCACAAGGAAACATTGAAACAGCCTCAAAACGCATTATTGAAAAACTTGGAAGTGGTGAAATAGAAAGAACTGTAGGCCACAAACAAAAAGCAAAACTTCTTAAAGATTACATTGCCGCAGAAGCCGACCGACAAGCACATCTAAAAGCATTTCCACAGGTAAAAAATAAAACAAAAGAAATCTTTAGAGAGTCTAAAACCGAAGCAATGCGTCTTGGTGATAAATACGAAGCAGATGAAGTAACCCGCTTGTACGAAGAACACGCTTTTGGAAAAGGTCATGGAGACGAGTCTGCTAAATATTTTCTTCCAGAGTTTCAAGCACAAGCGGCAAATGACGCAAAGCATTATCGTGCTGAAGAGTTCATGGAACAAATCAATGCACGAACAGAAGCAAAAGCAATAGAAACAGTTAAACGTAGCATTCCCGCTCAAACAAAAGAGATCAAGAATCAAATTCAAGAAACAGGAACCTACGATCCTAAAAACCGAATGCAAAGAGGTTTTGGAGAAGATGCTGAAGCACTTAGACAAATGCAAAAGAATCTTCAGTCGTACAATCCAATGAATATGAGAATTAGAAGTGTCTAAAAAAAGAGATAATCAAGTAGTTAATGAGTTCATTTTTGGAATGGGATCACAGACTCCTCCAAAAAGTTTTGTTGATTTACGCTCTAATAAACCTGCGGCTCCTAATGCAACCATTGGGCCAAGACCTTCTCCATCCATGAGAAGCCAACAAAGAAGACAAGCACATTTAACAGGTAACTATCCCAACCCTTTGATTGAACCTCGTGGAATTAATCAACTTGGTGCAACTCCTCGTAGGGGCGACTTTCCTGCGGGGACGGCTGAAGATGTAAAAGATTTTACTAAAAATGCAGTTGGATTCTACTACGGAGAAACACCGCAGGAAGTTGCAACAGGTCTTGCATTTGAAGCGGTTATTCCAATAGTAGGTGGTGCTTTATGGAAAACAGGAAAAGGCATTTATGGTGCTGGCAAATCAATAAGGCAAGCGTACCAATACGCAGACTCAATGGTTCCGGGCAATAGACCGCCTAGACCGCCTAGACCAAAAACTCCTACTGCACCTGTTAACCCAGCAGACGTTGAAGGTAGACGCAATGTTCTAAAAGGTGGTCTTGTTGTTGCCGCAGGTGGAGCCGCCGCCGCTTCAAAAAACGTAGAAGAAGCGGTTAATTTTGGACAGCAAGTTTTAAGAGGACTTAAAGGACAAGGCAGAAGAGTTTTGCCTGAAGGTTTTTTACAGGGTTTTGGAAAATATAACTACCAAAATTTGAGCAAACGTTTTGGAAAAGAAATGAAAAAGATGACTGATGACTTTAGCCCAGAGTTTGATCCAAATGATTTTGGTGGCATAGGATACGTTCGAGAAGAAGCGGCTAACTTTGTGCTAGATGACATGATTCAAGGTGTTGTATCTCGTACTATTCCTACGCTTCCCCAAAGAGCAAAAAAACTGTTAGGATTAGGCAAGGATGCAAAACATCCATTTGTTATGTCTGATATTGAAGAGGGCATAGAAAAGGCGATGTTGAAAAATGTGCATCGCTCAGGGGATTCTAAAGTCCAACCACTTTTTAATATGACTTCACATATAGATAGCATGGTTGGTCGAGAAAAAAATGAACTTCTTGCCGCAAATGCAAGGTATAGAAAAAGAATACAACAACATATTGATTCTCAGTTTGAAAAACCCCTCACTGATATGACTCCAGAACAAAGTAAAAAGTATATAGAAAAACAAATAAAGTCTTTACAATCGTCCATCACAAGAAATGAACAACTTTTGAACTCTATTGACAGAGCACCAACAGATCTTATTACTGAAAAACAAGTTCGAGGAATTTTACAAGAACGAATGATGCAGAATGTCTTAGGTGAAATAAAACACAAGCTAGGTAATTGGAAAGGGAAAGATAAAAAAGAATATCTCAAAAAGTTTCAGGAAGAAATAAAAAAAAGGCTAGATGACTTTGACTACATTAACACTGTAAAAAGGCAACGTGGTAAATACGCAAAGAACGGATCGCCTATTGTTTAACACTAATGAAGAAAGGTTTCTGAAGGAAACGCACCAGTTGTTTTCTTCAGATAATGGCAAGCGGGTTCTGGAGTATCTTCGGCGTGTTCTTCATGTTGAGGATACTTTGGAACCTGAAGAACACTTAAATCGTGATTTAGAAGCCTCTGGTAGAGCAGAACGAGTACACATAGACCCGATTGGGTTTGCTAAGAGGCAGGGAATGAAATCCGCATACTATAAAATCGAAGCCCTGATTAGGCAGGGTGATAGAATGTCAAAGGAGAAAGACAGTGAATGAAATAAATGATCTGGAAGAACACCTTCCAATCGACATGGACGGCAGGGACGCAATCCTTGGCAAGTTCAACAGTGTCGATGATCTAGCAAAGTCCTATGTAGGACTGGAAAAGAAAATGGGACAGGGCAAAAGAGTCCCTCAAGAAGAAGCCTCGCAAGAAGAGTGGCGTGAGTTTTACCAAGAACTTGGTGCTCCTTCTTCAGCAGACGCATATCAGACTCCTGAAGAAATGCCTGAAGGTTTTGCTGATATGATGCAAAGAGCAAGAAATGTTGCACATGAAAAAGGACTGACTCAAGATCAGTTTGGAAACATGATTGAGCCATTTCTTCAAGCTGAAAAAGAACGGCAAGTCGTTGCTGACAATGCCGTGAAAGAAAGTCAGGACCGTTGGAAGCGACAACTACAAGAGCAATATGGGGCCGAATATGAGTCTAAATCTGCATTAGCCCAACGTGCGTATGAGTCTGTCGTGAATAACAACCCTGATCTACAGAATGTGTTTGATGCAACTGGAATGGGGCACCACCCCGCTGTTATGGACTTTATGGTTAGAATGGGATCTGGAATGTCAGACGAAGTAGTACCCTCTGGTAGTGGTGGTGATGTCCTTGGATTTGACCCTGCTGGGCTTGCGGCTCGTGCTAGGAAACTCGCTAAAATGGGAGCAATCCACAATAATCGCCATCCTGATTACGAAGAACACTTCAAAGAGTTTATGGATATTCAACAGAAGTTGGCTGAAGAAGGCTACGAAGGAATGAGCGATCCTCGCCTTCAGCCTTCTGGCGGATGGGTTTCTGGAAGATAATACTTGACAAATAGTTTTTTTTAGGAACGATTTGTTATACCCGATAACCGAGAGGCCGGGTTGACGGTAGGAAAGACTGCCGACTGAGGGCTTGCGTAGTAGCCAAGAGGAGCCGGGTTGCCGATAACTCTTCGACGATAATGTTAACCATTGTCAATGAAGGGTTTTTAATCATGACAATGACTGGTCTTGGTAACCTCGCTGGTTCCGGTGTTGGCGGTTCTGGCGACGGTGGCGTTAATGTTTTTGACGGCACTGGTCCGTCGCTTTCTAATCTTTATAAGCAGGTCTACACCGATCTCATTCGTTTGCAGATCCAGCAGTATGACTCTGTTCTTTCTGACACGCTCATGGGTGAAACCATTGAGGGTGAAGTTAAGTCTTTCGATAAGTACCTGAAGCACGATGTAAGCGAAATTAAAACTCGTGCCCGTTTCGGCGAGTTGGGTGCAGGAGACAATAAATACAGCACTACAGACAATGAGCGTCGTCTCATTGAACCGCTGTTCTTTGAGTATTCCGAGTTGTTTGATCCTCGTGACGAGGTTGGACTTCTTCGTGCAATCGCGCCGGATGGTCAGTACCTTCGTAACATCGGTGCTATCTTTAATCAGAAGAAAGACCTTTTGATTCTAGATGCTCTGAAAAATGACGTTCTTGTTCAGACTCGTACTGGTGACGGCGTTACCGCTAACACCGCTATGGCTTTTGGAACAAAGATTTCTGCAACCGAATGTACAGGAACTGCTGATCTTTCTGCCGCTGGTGCAATCACCCTTAAAGGTGGATACGAAGGTTTTGAAATTGGCTGTAAACTAGCCAAGAAAGCTACTGGCAATCCTCAAAACGACAAAACTCCTTTGATTCGCTACAAAACAGATGGCGATCTTGAAGGTGATGCCGCCGCTGGTGCTAATATGCTTGAGGTTGCTGGTACTGGAATCAACGTCAAAGTTGCTGATCCAAACTACCACCCAGCCGCCACTACTGGCCTTAACGGCGTTACTCCCATGAACATTGAGAAGTTGATTCGTGCAAGGCAGAAGTTGGATGCTAACAACGCCTTGATGCCGGGTATGCCTTACATTTGCCTGATGCACCCGAATAACTTTTACAGCCTAATGTCCGATGCTGATGACACTCGTTTTACTAGCATTGACTTTAACGAAGGCAAGCCGCTCTTTGGTGGCGAAGCTTTTGTGTACATGGGCTTCCAGTTCCGTTTGAGCAATCTCCTTCCTCAGGTAACTTTTGAGGGACCGACTGGAGACGGTTCTGCTGTTGACGGTAAAGAAACTATTACTGCCGCAGACGAAGACTCAAACGCCATTCGCTACGTTTACTTCTACACCCCGGCTTGCGGAGTCTTTGGTATGAACCAAGGTATGCAGATCCGTTTTGACGAGATCCCGGAGCGTGGATATGCCCTTCAGATGTACCACGCTGTTGGTATGAACGGCATTCGTATGGACGGTGATTGCATGGTTCGTGTTGCTTGTGTTGACGAGGGTGCTTAATCAGTAGTTTAGAAGGAGGCGGCAATGCCTAAATCTCACGCTCAATCAGATACGATTCTGCGTAGGTTTATAGGCAGTGCCGCCTCTCCTATTGCTACGACTTACGTTAACTTGTTGACCACAATGCCTACGTCCTCGAATCCCACGGGTTGGGTAGAGTGGCGAAGTGCAACTGATACGCCGATTGATAGGATTAGAATCCACGGATCTTCTTCTTCAGGATCGCCGTATTGGAGTGAGCCATTTGTCGATTCAAATCTGAAGTACATTAAAAACATTGGGCTGGTCATCTGGTCTGATACAGAAACTCAGACATTGTTAGACGGTTCACAAACTGCGGTTGGAGTTGGAGTCTTTACGACTGCATCAACTACTTACAGTTCAGGGGTTCCTACGGACCTCACTGATTTGATCTACTGGCAAGAGTTGCCGAGTAGTCTGACTTTTATAAACGAAGAAGCCGTTGTGTTTCTAGACGGCAATTTGAAAGTTACGGAGCAGTAACATGAGTTCAAAAGGATCTGCTTCCGACTCGGCAAACGTGAATGTCGTTCGGAATCCAAAGGTTCATGCGGAACCTATTAACCTTTCGGTTAAGGGTATGTTTCATTTTAAGATTGAGCGAGCAGGTGGACTTGTAGAAGAGTTCACGGCTCCAAACTTGGTCACTCAGCATGGACTTGAGCAGTTGCTTACTGGCATTGCTACAAAGTCAACTACCAACAACTTCGCAAGTGCGGCAAATAGTTACACTAGCAGAAAGTGCGGCTTGTTTCTTTCGACTACCGCCGTTCCCGGTAGTGGTGGCGGTTCTACACAAGGATCTGCCAGCATTGATTTGGATGATAGCACTGGCAGTGGTGGTACTGCTTACTGCGGAAGTGCTGGTTCTGTAACCAATACTGGACCTGCAACTAACTTCAGTGAAGTTCTCGATAGTAGTAACAATCTTCTTTATATGCTTGGTGATGGTAGTGCTGGCGGAGGCGAGGCTGAGTGTGTTTTTGGAACCACGGCTGTTCAAGCAGGAACAGGAGCAAAAAGAAAAGTCGTATCTGCTGGAGTTAAAGTCGATGCTACTGATGCTAGTGGAACGATTAAAACTGCTGGTATTTGCATTGGTGATGTGGGAAGTCCAACTGCCGCCGCCGCAAAAGTCTTTTGCGTTGCTACTATTAGCGATGTGGCTCTTACTAATGGCGATTCTCTGACAACGACATACACCATCGAGTTAACTTAATCTTGGCCTTTCTTCTGGGGGGGACGGTTTAGTGCGGGCTACCGTCCCCTCCTTTGTTTCGGAGGATTGTTGGCTACACCATTCGATCCCTCTAACCCGGAACCTAGAGGGCTAGAAAGTCCTTTAATATCTATTGCCGATCTGAAGACTCAGGTCGCAAATGGTGATATTTTACTTGCAACTCAAGATAGTCTAACTGACGAGTGGTTTTGGTCTGGTCCATTTGAATGGGTCGAAGACGAAGACGACGGTTGGGTTTCTTTTCGATTTGGTGCTTTCGTATGGAAAGACCAAACAAGATTTCCGGATCGAAAAGCTTTAGTCAGAGTTTCAAATATGGCTTTGGTAAGACTTCCTAAAATAAGCTCACCTTCTTATCAAGAAATTAATGAAGAATATAGAGCCGGGTGGCCAGAGCCTCCGTCATGGTAATAGCAGGAAATTCTTGGATACGGGCTGGCACTGGAACTAGTGGCGAACCTGCTCAAATAAACGGAGTCAATGAAGCCGCCAACTACACAATGTCTTCAACGACTGAAGTTATTTCTCTTTGTGCAGGAGCGGCAGACAATAACGATAGATTTGAGCCTGATGATACAAGCGAAGGCAGTGCTACGCTTTCTCATCGAGTAGTAGGGACTACTAGTTGGAGCACAACGGGAACTTCTAGCACAGCAAACGGTCCTTATATTGCATCGAACTCTGTTCTTGTTCATGACACTGCTGTTTCTTCAACAATGCAGGTAACAAGCCCCCCTTCTGGAGAAAATGCTAATGACTATGTAGCGGCAGGAAGGCAACACGAAACTTCAAATCGTTTGGACATGGCGGCTGAGTGCCGAAGAGGTTGGACAGAAGTACAGTTTGGTGTTGGCTTTGGTTCTAGTACAAGTGCGGGAGCACAGTATGAGTTTAGGGTTGCGTGGCAGGCAAAAGATGGCAACCTAAATACTATACTTGCTTCGAGGTTAACAAGTGCATCTTCTGCTGTAGATTATACACGATCTGCTACTGAAGCAGTCGGCGTTGCTGATGATCTCACCCTTGGACATGGAAGATCATTAAGTGATAATGTAACAAGATTTTTTTCCATTAATCCTCCTGAAGCCGTTTCGACAAAAACTGTAAACTACACAAGAGCGGCTAGCAGTTTTCCTTTTGCTTTTGACACTATTATTGATCCAAAGATTCAGGTTGAAAAAGTTCTTTCTGAATCAATAACATCAGGTGATTCAGTTCTCCCTGACCACGATCAGGCTTATACAAGAACTCCAGACGATGAGTCTGTTGTTGCTTCTGACTCTGCTGTTGTTTCGATTAGTTTTGTAAAAACTGACGGTGTAACAGTAAGCGATTCAGGAGCAAGAGATCACGATCAAGCATACACAAGGGCACCTGATGACGAGTCTGTAACAGTAGGAGACTCAGCATCTTTAGCAATCGCATTTGTTGCAGATGATTCTTTAGCAGTCTCTGACACACCTGTTGTTGACGAAGACAATGCATACACAAGAGCACCGGATGACGAATCGGTTGCTGTTTTTGATGACGCTACTTTTGCTCTCTCTATTGTTCAACAAGATGGTGTTGCTGTTGCAGATACCCCTGTAACAGATCACGACGATGACCAACTCGCTGTTGCAGAAGACACTTTTACGGTATCTGATTCTGTTTCTTTGGTTATTAGCGTTGCCCCTGATTCTTCTGTTCAGGTAGATGATGAACCTACTGTAGACGAAGACAACGTTGTAACTAGGGCTAAACAAGAAGATGTTGCTGTTGCCGACGATGTATTGCTGGCTGTTTCTTTGGGTGTTTCCGAAGGAGCAACCGTTAGCGACAGCATTGCAACGGACCATGATAACGACCAGCAGGATACGGCTTCTGAACTTGCAACTGTTTCTGATTCCGTTTCAACAGTTGCTACATTTGCAGTTACACCAGAGGATGCGTTTGTAGTATCAGACAGCGTTTCTTCTGCTATTTCTACAACCACAAGCAATACTGAATCATTAACGATTTCTGATTCGGTTGATACTGCTATTGCATTTGTAGAAACGCCTTCAGATGCGGCTGTAGTTTCTGAAGATGTTAATGCAGACAAAGATGGTTCAGTTACAAGACAACTTTCTGAGCCTGTTCTTGTTGACGATAGCGTCAATCTTGGGCTGTCACTGGTTACTCCTGATACAGGAACAGTTAGTGATTCTGCAAATGCAGTTAAAGGATCTCCTCTTGTCAGAGAAGTAGAAGATTCTATATCAGCCGGAGACGGAACTGGTATTGGAATCGGAATCGATGTTGGGGATCAGTTCGAGATTGATGACCGTGGAAACCTTACTCACGGCAGAAATCCTGAAGAAGAAGTTAGCATTGATGACTTCCCCCTAAAAACAAGACAGCCAAAATGCGGTGCAGGAGTAGAAGATTCTAATATCCTCGACATTACCTTTATAAAGGTAAGCGAAGTAACTGTTGGCGACTCTGCTACTGCAAATAAACAACAAGACCTTGAAGAGCAAATCACGGATGAAGCAGGAGTAACTGATTCCGTAACGCTTGTTCAACCAATAAGAAGAGAAATAACAGCCACCATCGTTGGTGATGGGGGCATTGATCCAAATCTAATGAAAGAGGCACAAGCCGTGGCTACCATAGATGTTTGGAATGTGGCATTGAATGCCTTGGGTATTAGCACTTTGGAGACAACCACTGGCAATAATCCTCAGCAGACACTGCTTAACAACACATTCCCCTTGTTTAGAAAACAGTTCTTATCTGACCATCTATGGAATGGTGCTAAGAAAACAGCAGACCTTACCAAACTGGACGTAAACACCACCGATCAGTCAGTGGCTAATCGTTGGAAGTACGTCTATGTCCTTCCCACAGACTGCATGAGGGTTTGGCGTTTGAACGGTCAGGAAAACAAACCCGTTCATGTTGGAGGCAACTCTAATATCTACACCAATAGGTGGGAGATTGAAGTTGTTACCAAAGGAACTACAGGTGGCGACACCAATACAGGTAAGTACAGAGCATTATGCACTAACGAAGACGAAGCTCGCATTGAGTATGTCTTTGATGTAGGAAATGATATTGATCTGCTTGGTCCACTTACACAGCACGCAATGGGATTAACACTTGCCGCATTTGTTGCTACTAACTTTGGTAAGTCTGCAAGTGAAATAGCACAACTTGAGGCTCAAGCTAATAATGCTATTACAGCCGCTAAGGGTGTAGACGGTCAGGAAGGTACTCCTCAAATGTTTGGAGATACCAGTCTTTTGGGCGTTAGGTCGATTGGCTACTAATGGTATACATAGCACAACAATCTTTTGGCACTGGAGAAGTAGACCCGAACATTCGGGCACAGTACGACTCTATGCCCTACAAAACAGGGTGTCAGATTCTTGAAAATGCTTATCTTAGCGATACAGGTTCAGCTCTAAAACGTTGGGGTTCTACTGTATTTTCTACAAGTTCTGGTCAGTATAAAGCGTTTAGTTTCGTAAACTCATACGGCGAAACTTACTACATCTTAAACATTGTTGATTCTGGTACATCGGGATACAAGATTATTCGTGCTTCTAATGCTACTGTAATTTCTACTTATACTAACAGCGAGACTTCTAACTCTTCCGAGTACGTTAAAGACATTGCTTCTTCTGGAACTCAGTTGTTTGTTATGACTATCGAGGGTGTTTACTCTCACATTATTCATGATGACAAAGACAAAAGAACACACCTGACAGATCTAAATATTGGAATCCTTGAAAGCGTCAATCCTGTTTCATTAATTGTTACTAATCACCCTGAAGCATCGACTCATTACAAAGGCTTGAAGGTTACAAGTAGTCAAAAAGTCTTTAATAAGAATGACGTTGGCACTCTTTGGAAACTAATGCCGGGGCCTTCTTCAGAAGATATTACTCCTGTGTTTAGAGAGTTAGATGCAAGAAACTTTCAGGATTCATTTAACCCTGTAAGCGAGACTTTGGATGCTCCTGATTATCCATTTGTATCTGAAACAGAAGTACGAATGGAAAATTACTTTGTCGATGACAATGAAAACCCTGACAAATACGGAGTTGCTAAAAATGTTTACCTTAAACAAGGACACACAGTTTCTAGCAACACTTTAGTAGCAACTCATACTTTAACTAATCAAGACTCTACTGGAGCAGATGAGGCTTATTGCAGAATCTATAATATTGGCGACTTAAACATTCAACATCGATACAGCACAGGAGATCCTTTTGTTCCATACAAAGAAGGCGAAATTATTTCCTTTACTTTAACAAATGGCTCAAAAAATATTGCATTTGAGTCTGCTTACAATACTGTTTCAGGAACTCAGTCTGCTGAAACTATTGTTAAGATTGAAACCAGAGAAGGAACTAACTCCACAAGAGATTTTTGGGAGTTTCCAAATACCGACATTACACCAAACATTCAGGTTCCCGGATCGGATCAACTTGCTGAAGGTCAGTACGATTGGTCAGGTCCATACACTAACTGGGTAACTATTGGAAAAATATTCACTAACTACAATGGAAGTGAAGACGTTACAGGTGTTATTAAAAATGCTACATGGAATACAAATCTAAATCAGACTCCAGTTCTTCTGTCTACACTTGTAACAGATGCTACGTCTTCTGCTTCTTTGATTACTGACGATCATAAAAAGGCTTTAACTCAAGGTGCAGTTGGAGTTATTGAGCAGTGCATTGGCTCTAGCGTCTACAATAAAACTTACTTCTACGTTTCTAAAAAGAAGTTCGTGGAAGATAACGGAACAAAAGTACCTAACAATACTGATGATCCATATGTGACTTTGATTACAGGGCAACCTTTGATCCCTCCTGTTGCTGTAGATGCTGACAACCCAATGTACACAACATTGAAAATCAGACTTGCATCTAGCACTGACAACTCTGGAACAAATAAAACTAGCGATGGTCTTGCTGTAAACAGAAATGGTTTGTTTGCTGATGCTCTTGTGAGAGACAATAACTACCGGGTTGGCTTGGTTGGAAGTGCAAGTGCCAGCGTTGATATTACTTCTTACGACGTTTCAGCGTATGGAACTTCAACTAATATTATTAATGGCACTACTTCTTTTACCAACAAAGTATTCTTGACCAATCTGATTGGCGATACTAATCCGGGACCAAAAACAAACACCTTTAGAATTTCGCAGTTTGAAATAGACAACGAACATACTAATGTGTTCAATACTTCTACAGAAGGACAAGCAGGATCTTACTACTGGAAAATGACTGAAGAAGCGTTTAATCCAGTAACCGCATCTGGAAAAACAAAAGAAGTTCTCGCTTACGCTGAAATTGTAGAATACCACCAAGAAAGATTGTTTCTTTCAGGCTTCAAAGTTTCGGATGCAATCAAAGACATCTCTACGGCACAAAGAGTTCCTTTGACAATCCTTGCTAGCAAATCAGGCAATACAAATAACTTTCAAACAGGACCTAATGGTGACGATGGGTTGTCTGTTGCGGTTGCTTCTAAGGATGGTGGCTACATTCAGTGGCTTAAAAGCCTTGGCAATGCTCTTTTTGTAGGTAGTGACGAAGAAGAGTTCATTATTGCAGACGCTCCAATGACTCCTACTTCCTTAAATATTTCAAGACAGTCTAATTACGGCTCTAGAGAAGATGTAAGTGCTAAAGTATATGGCAATGCAGTTCTTTATGTTACTAAAGACGGCAAATCTGTTAGGGCATTAAACTTTAATGAAAGAACAAATCGATACGAATCGGACGATTTGCTTCAATATGCTAAACATTTAACTAAATCAGAGCGAATTAAGAAGATTGAAGTAGTTCATACTGCTACTCCTCTGCTTATGGCCCTGACTGAATCTGGCAAACTGTATTGTTTTACCTCAAAAACCAAAAACTCGGTGTATGGTTGGTCTGAATGGAGCAACTCTCAACTTGGAACCTTTAGCGAGATTGTTTCTGGCCGAGATTCTTCGAGTAATCCTTGTCTTTTTGCTCGTTGCTCTAATCTTTCTTCTGGTGCTGGCTCCGTTCTTATTACTTCAGACGATACTAGGCTAGATTATCTTTTAGATTACGCAACTGAAGTAGATACAGATCAATCAGCTCCTCTTTCGAGCGTGACTAGCAGTGCATACGCGAATAAAACCGTTTCTGTCATAGTCAAAAAGACTACAGGCGAAGAAGTTTACGTTGGCGACTATGTAGCAAGTGCTCTTGGGGTGATTACTTTTGACGGATTGTCCTTTAATAACGTCGATAAGGTTATTCTTGGTCTTCCGTACACCATGAAGTTGGCACCAAACATTCCAGAAGTAATGATGCCCGGCAAAGGTAGCACTTTGGGTAGAGATAAAAATGTAAGTAGGCTTAGGATCTTCTTTAATCAGGTGTTAGGAGCTGTAGCCGCTGGCTATAACGTGTTTCCGGTGCCTTTGGATACAAAAGATGCGGCACCTACGAATACTGCTGGATTCTATTCTGTCCCGGTAATCGGTCAGTATGGTCCCCAGCCTACAATCATCATTGAACAATCCGCTCCATACTCATTTGAAGTTAGCGGATATAACGCTGAATATGACTTTGGAGATTAATCATGGCAGTAGATCCAGTTTCCGCTATTGGCTTCGGATTAAAACTTGGCGGGGCAATATTTGGTCATAAGGCCAAAAAGGAACTTCTTAACAAACAGTTTGCCTTGCAACAAAAAATGATCAGGCAGGGTGCCGCAGATCAAAGGAGAATGTCTTCTGAGAAATCTGAAGATCTTCAAGGACGCATGAAATCTACAATGGGTGCTACTGGTGGTAAAATGGGTAGCGGTCAGTTTACTGCTTTGTTAGCAGATCAGGGTTCTGATTTTAACTTTGAGCAAAGAATGATTGCAAACCAAGAGCAGAACGCCATTGATAAAGCCGCTATGGAATTCAAGGCTGGCAAGAAAGCGGCTAATACCGAACTGTTTGCCAATGTTGGAAGTGCTGTAATGGGTGGTGGTGCTAGAGACTTTAAGCATTACTTAGGCAAAGGCATGGAGGGTCTTGGTGGACTGCTTACTGGCGAAGGCAATGCTCCTGTCGACATTTTTCAATACGGTCCAGACGCAGGTGGCGGAAGTCTATTCAGTTAGGTAAAACATGGCAAATTTAAGAATCCCTTCGAGCGTTAATAGTTCTAGGCAAATGCCTAGATTGCCTGATATTCCCGGAGCCAAGGTAGATATCGCAATCGGTAACGCTTTGAATAAATTGGGTCAGTCTTTAACAGACTACGCAAAAAGCGAAGCTGTTCGTTCTGATAAGCTCTTAATGGGTTCTGCTGGAATTCAAGGGATTATAGAAGCTTCGATTGAACAAACTCAAAACTTCTATGAGTTTGACGATTCAGGCGGGATTGACTATGAGCAATCTATTCTGAAGTCTAATAACATCGTTGAGTATTCAGAAGCGACATGGGAAGAGGCTCGTCAAAATGCTATGGAGCAAGTCGAGAACCTGCCATGGAAAACTTCCGATGTAAAAAAATCTGCCGTTGCTACTGTTGAAAGTGCATTTAAGAGCCAAACTAACCAGCAGATAAAATTAAACTTAGTAAAACAACAAGATCAGTTAAAATCAGACTATGTAGAATCTCTACTTACGGAGGCTTCATTCGATCCTGACACAAATATTGCCCAAGTTATTGATACTGCAACCAACACCATAGAGTCTATGGCCGATTCTACGAAGGCCAAACAGAATTTCCTTGTCAGGGCTAAGACCTACATTAATAACGCCTCTCTGACCCGCTCAGGGGCCTTAGAAATCTTTCAGGGAACCGACAACCAGTACCTTCAGCCCTTGTTCAATGCTGTTACAGGCAATGCAAAAAGAACTTTGAAGAATGCTTTAGGCTTATCTTCATCTAATGCAGATAGTACAGACATGACTGTTACCCCTGTAGATATAGGGGCACTTGGCGAGGCAAAAATTGCATTCGAATCAATGCCTGACGGTTCAAATAAATCGGCTATGGCGTTGTTGATTGCCGAAGCAGATGCTCAGGCTAAGTATAATGCAAACATTATTCTTCAAGCCTCTGCATTAACTCAAGGTAGCAACGATATCCTTGACGACCCTAAAGGCGTGGATAGTTACCTTGCTAAAAGAGATGCTTATCTTTCAATGGATGAAGATCAGTTCATTTCTTTCCTTGATGGATACAGCAAGTTTACCTATCTCCCTCCTAACATTGCTAGTTACGTTAATGAGTTTCTCTCTCAATCTTCGTACAACACTCGTGAGTTGCAGTTGGTTAATGAGTTGGCTGATAGGTACAACCAAACAAAACTGCATGGAGTTTCCGATCAATCCAAAGCAAGACTTCAAACATGGATTGAAAATAGACATCTTAAAGATGAGGATCGACTTGCTGTTTCAATGTTGGTTGAAGGCACAACGCTAAGCGAAGCAGAACAAGGCCACATTAATGGGCTTAAACTCCAAACCAATCCCACTGGTCTTTTTGGTTGGTTTGATTCTCAGTTAGAAGATTTCTTAGAAGCAAATGCTCTTGATGATGAATACGACTGGGATGAGTTGACTCCTGTACAGCAACAAATGATTGCAAATAAACTTAATCTTCAGATTCAAACCGAAGCCAAAATCGCAAAGGCTAGTAAAAACGATATCCTTGCTATAAGTGGTGAGGTTATTAGAAAAAGAGCACTTCGTTCTTTGCTTAACAACAGCATTATTGTTCCTGCTCCGGGTTCTGAAGCACCTTTGTACATTCCCTTTGACCTTAATGTCAGAAAAAAGAATGGACAACTGGATCAAATCTCAGTTCAAAATGTGATTCAGTTTTACAGGGACAATCTTATTAAGCACGTTAAGAATGCTGACCCCACTCTTTCGGGAGAAGACTTAAAAGAAGAAGTAGACAAACTGATTCCTAATATGTCAGTCTTTCCGAACCCTCTGGAGATTGGCACCTACACAATGAGAACTGAAGAAGGTGATGTCATTGGATATCTTGACCCTCAGCTTCTCGTGCAGGATCAGTATGTTCCTTCTGCGATCCTTTCTTCTTACGAACTAGACCCTGCTAGTCCTGACTTCATCTTGAAACAAACCTCTCCTTTTTCTCCTGAGCAAAAAGAAGACTTTGATTCTTGGAAATACGAAGATCCTACTAAAGAAGAATCGATTCAGTTGTACCCATTCAAGGAACAGTTTGCTGAAGTTCTATCTGACGAGTCATTTAAGGCTCTGCCTGTAGATCAGCAATACGATATGCTTCAAATGCTGGGCGATAGATTGGTTGTTACTTCTAAGGCTGACCCATACTTAATGATTCCTGAGTTCAGACGAATCTACCAACAAGAGTACGAAAACTTTTTGGAATCACAAAAGGTAACGGCTGGCGTAGTGCCCGGAGTTGGGCCAACTACAAATGTTCTTCCCAAACTTATCAAGAACACAATGCCTTCTGATTGGAAAAACGACCTCGATGAACTGCCTTGGGACGCAGGTAGGCCACAGTTTAAGGATCAAGAGTGGTACGACATTAGTTACCCTGAGTTTGAGGGAACATTAGAAGCCGAATGGGTGTATCAGATCTACGATAAGGCTGTAGATACTTACACAGAAACTCTGCAAAATATGTCAGAAAGCCAACTTCGTACCGTATATAACAAGGCGAAGTCTGCTTCTATCACAGGTCTTGATCTAGGCATTGAGCACTTTACTCCGCTTGGTGTTCTTCAGGGCTACAAAGAAGCCGCCAAGATTAAAAACAAATCCTTTGTCACCGTTCTTAAAAGCAAAATTGAACGCATGGCTGAGGTTAATGACCCTACCTTAAAACCTACAATCATTCAGCAGTTAGTTCCTACTGATACAAAGATCTACGCTATTATCGAAAGCGAATCAGACGCTACGCTTTCTAAAAGAATGCGAACAATCTCTAGTGCTGAGGCTTCAGAGTTGCGTAATGCAGAAGTTGACATGGCTCTTCCTGAAGATTTTGTACGCATTGCCTTAATGGATTTGGCTGTTGATAAACAAATGGCTCAAATCATTGCAGGTATGAGTGACAAAAGGATGAGTAGGTTCCTTAAGAAGTTCTTACAGACAAAGGTTATTGGCAATGGATTACAGTAAGTTCGAACCTATCAATTTTACTTCTGATGCAGAACGAGACGCTCTTACTAGAAGGTACGGGCAGAATGTTCCATACGTCAAGGAGACTGATTACAGTTGGATGCGTAGAACGTATGAACAAATCCATGCATACAATACCCTGAGTCTTCTTTCTCAAGAGGGAAGCATCTCGAACTCTTATGAAGAGCTTGACTATAATCCAGCAAAAGATCCTGCTGTTACTGCTAATCAGTGGATATCTGGTTATTACCCTGAAGTATGGCAGTCATTGCTAGAGTCTAATAGCAGTGCTTACACTCAAAGCGTAATTAAGAATGTTAGCAGAAACCACAAGTCTGCTGAAATCATTGGGTCTGGTGGGCTTGTAGGTAACTTGGCCGGCAGTCTGGTTGCTGGAATCTTTGATCCTATTAACTGGATCTTTCCTACTGCTGGTATTCTCGCTAAAGGTGGATCTCTTTCTAAACAGGCTGTCAGTGCTGTTAAAGGCATGAAGCAAACCCATATCGCACAGCAAACCGCAGGGCTTACACTTAGGCAGAAAGCACAATACGCTGCTATTGATAACATGGTTACTACCAGCATTGTCGAACCTTTAATGCAAGCGAAGAACATGACAAGGACTGAACAGGATTACCTGTACGACCTTGTAGGTTCCGCTGTATTTGGTGCCGGGCTTAATGTAACCGTCAGCAAGATGGGCGACGGCCTCAATACAGTACGTGAGAATGTCACCATGCGAATGGTAGGGGCACCTACTATTGAAGAGGCAATGGAGACTGCTGGTGAAAGAATCGTTGCCAGCGTGAATAGGCAGATTGAAGACCTTCCTTTGAACGATGCTCGTAAAGTAGAGCAACGTATGAACAACATTGAAGACTTCTTAGATGCTGTTAGAGACAATCCTGAGGATCTAGAGTTCGATATGAAACTCTATGACAATGCATTCAATGAAGTATTCCCTAACATTGGTGAGGTATCTGGGCTGGGTAAGTTGGTTAAATGGTTTATTATGAACCCGAACCAACAACTATTGAAGACTGGTAGTAGGCAGGTGATTGATTTCACCACTAACCTGCTTGAGGGCAACCTACATTTTGAAGGAAGCACTGGCCGTGTTCCTATTGAATCCAAGATTAAACTCGTTGACTTTGTAATGAAGAGACAAATCGGTGAGTTTGGATCTAAGTTTGACGACTATGCTCATGCTAATAGAGAGATGGAATTAACTCCTGATAAAATTCGAGAGATGGTTTATTACTTAGTTGTCAGCGGACAGGATACTGTTGAAGGTGCAATGAACAGGACGTTTAAGGTCAACAATAATGGTGATTTGATTGACGCTTACGTTTTCAAAGATATCTTTGGCAAGCAAGTCGAACTTGGCAATCAGTCTAAACTTAATGAACTTAGCAAATTTATTGAGGACCAAGCAGATGTTTATCGGGGAATCGTAAAGACCCTTGATAACAGCTTAAACTCTGCGGGTGTACTAAGCAGTGTTATGCGTTCAGCAGATGATAACCCTTTGAATCTCATGGCTTATGTTAGCCGTTGGATTTCTGAAGAGGGTGCTCATTCTATTGATTTGTTTGTTCGTTCTGTAGACGAAGGTATTGTACAAAGACACACAACTATTAAAGGGCAGATCACTAAAGATCTTAGGCAACTTTCTGACGAACTGAATTCATATCAGAAAATCGTAGAAGAAGGTGGGCTTTCTCATTGGGAAAGATCTAGACTCCGTAATAAAATGGAGATCTCTAAAGAAAAAATAAAGTCTGCTGAAAATGAACTTGCTGAACTTCAGAAACTTATTGACGATCCTGTTGCTCGTGAGTTGTTTGCTAAACGCATTGTCAATAATTACACTCTTTCTTACGACAAAAATATTGTTGGTGCTCGTGGTTTTGGTTCTGGCAATACTACTCAAGAGATTCTTTCTCGTCGGGTAGATATTTCTGATACTTTTCTTTCTCCTTTTGTTGTGCGTGATCCTGCCGCTACGCTTGATAAAGCTCGTATGCACTTGGTTCCCAAGATTGTTCTTGCTGACGATCTTTTGAACAGGTATGGCGGTACTCGTGGCATTAACTTTAACAGGTCTCTTGGTCAGCAAATGGATAAGTTGGCTGAACTAGAAGAAGACATGAAGCTTAAGTCTGAAAACGGTGAAATTGTTACAGAGGCTGACGCTTCTCTGGTTAAAAACCTTCAAGACGATATCCTTGACGACATTGCTACTTCACGACTAATAAATGAAGCAATGATGATTGCTGATCTGAGTGACCTGAACAAAGCAATGAACGCAGAGTTCAGCAGTCTTGAAAGAGCCATTAAAGAAATACTAGATCTTAATGCTTCTAGAAAAGAAAAAAGAAAGAAAGCATCTGAGATCCTCAACAAACTTAAAGAGACTGAACAAGAAATAGAAAATAGATCTACTTATGGATCTGATCTTTCTAGGCTAATTAAACAAAAATCCTATTGGGAAAGAGAACTTTCTTTCTTAGATACTTCTTCGTATGACGATATTGGATCTGTTTACGCTGAGGTTTTGAATCAAGGTTTTATTCCTGAAGGAAGATCTGATCTTGAATCTCGTAATCGCCTTGATGATTCTATTGTTGAAGTAATCTTTGATGGGACTAACGTTCGACATCAGGTAATGATTGATGGAGTTCTTTCTGATGTAACCATTCGGGAAGCACCTTTTGCTAAGAGTCCCGGAAGACCTAATCTAGATATTATTGACGACGTAACTTTGGTTTATTGGTTTACTAATGATGGTCGTTGGGGCTGGGCTAATCCTTTAGAACTTCAAGACGCTACTCGTATTCAACACGCAAAAGCATTAAGGGATTCTCCCCGTGTGACAGATCAAGCTAAGATTAACTCTGCTATGAGAAAGATTGAAAAAAATAGACCTGAGTTCAAAGAAAAAGAAGACTCGATTCTTCTTAAACAATACTTCTTTGAAAACATTGAAGACCAAAGATCTTACATTAATGAAACTCTAAGTGGCATCTACGAAAACATTGGTAGAAACATTGACGAGTTAGATCTTGTAGCACTTAGCAAAAAGCATACAAAACTTCACGAAGACTTTAGGTCTATGTACAAAGACATGAATCAGGTCCGTTCAAGGCTTAATGACTTTGCTGACGGAGTTCATTCTGTTATTGGTGGCAAGAAGCAGTTTGAAGACATGGGGTTAGGCAAACCTTCTTTGCGTCGTGCAATGTCTGATCTTGACGAGGCTGACGAACTGTCAATGTTTGATTACATTGGCTATGAAGACAACTTCAAATACTACAAGCAGTATGGTTGGCACCCTGTTGGTCTTTCTAGATCTCTTTCTGGTGCTTCCAATATGGATCTTCGCATTGGATACAGCGACTTTCGTGGAGATCTCTATAACATTTCTAAACTTGCACAGGCTCAAAGGAATGCAAACATTTCCTTTATCTTAAACCCTCAATGGATGATCGAATCGATTAAGCGTGAGGGCAGTGTTGATTTGAAAGACCTTGAGAATGTTACCGCAAACATTGGTTTTATCTTTAATCAACTTCAGAACAAAGATATTGCTAGTGGTGTCGGTGCTGACGTACAGAAAATGACTCGTATTGTCAGAAACATGAACTATATGCGGTACATGGGAATGGTAACGATTTCTTCTTTAGGTGACTTTTCCAACGCCATTGGAACTTTAGGCATGACTAGGTATGTCCGTACTTTGTTTGATACCTACGGAGACTGGAAAGACAGGAAAAATCAGAACAGTATTGCTGGGGTAATCGCCGCCGCTGAAGAAGCAGACATTAACTACCGTAACACACAGATGTATGGCGTTGATGGTGAGGCTACTTATGTTGATCCAATTACCGGCAACCCTTATTCAGCAAAGCGAAAAGGAGGCTGGGGTCTTCTTGACAAAGCAGATAATCTTTTCAGGTCTGATAGCGGAGTCTCTAAAACCTACAATAGATACGGCAACTTCCTTGGTCGTTGGAATGCTTTTAATAAACGTGTCGTAACTCTTGGCCTTGAAGATATGTTGATTGAGATTGCAATCAAACAGGCTAAGGGTCAGCCAATTAGGGCTAGGGATAAAGGAATTCTTGAAGCTCTTCGCTTTGAAGAGTCTGACCTTGCAGAGATCTACACTCGCTGGAACAAAGCGGATCAAGATTCCAACATGAGAGCCAGAAAAAGTAAGATCATTGGTCGTGATTTTTATTTGGCAAACTCTGCTGATTGGGATGATGTCTTTGGCTATCAATACCTTATGAAAGTCCAATCCGCTGTTGATACAATCATTGTTACTCCTTCGCTTGGCGATCTTCCCAAAGCATTTAGAAATCCTGCCCTGTCTCCTTTCTTGCAGTTCAAATCATTCATGTTTGCACAAACTCAAAAGATGCTTTTACCCGCGATTCAACGTGGCGTTCTCTACAAAGATCCCAATCAGTTAATGATGGTCTTTGCTACTGCCATGCTGGGTACTATGAGTTACGGCTTGCATGAGTTGACTTCTGGTAGGGATCTTTTTGCTGATTCTTCTGACGGTGTTTCATGGGAACGTAAGGCTTTGCTTCAAGGTATTGACCGTGGTGGTATGTTTGCTCTTCTTTTTGAAATGAGCAATACTTTTGAACGTCATACTAACCTTGGATTCCATTCTTTGTTTGGTGGCGAACTAGATAAAAGGTATCGCTCTCGAACAATGTCGGACACTCTTCTTGGTCCTTTTGGTTCTTTTATGACTGATGTTGGTAAGTCTGTCACTTTGTTTGGTGATTTGCTTACAGGTAAAGAAGTAGGCGAGGGGCAATTAACTGCCTTTAGAAGACTTTGGCCATTCCAAAATGCAATCCTTTCAAAGACTCTTTTTGATAACGGTTTGACTGCTTTGGATGTAATGGGTTCTGGACCCGCCCTCAGTGGAGATAGCACCTACAGACGTTACATGGACAACTACATGACATTCCAAGGTAGGGTTCATTCTACCTTCTTGGAGGAATAATGGATCTGCCAATTGAAACTGGTCTTGCATCTACTGCGTTAGCTCTGTTAATACTGCGGGAAGTCTTTGGATTTCTCAAAGACCGCAAAGTTAATGGAAACGGACATAAGTTGCACGAAGTAGAAAAGTTTACAGAGTTAGAAAAAGAATTAGAACACCTCAATGAAAATCTTCGGAAGTTGACTCACACAATCAACAACCAAACACAAACTATGAATGCTGTTCTGTTTAAGATTCAGCATGATGTTCAAGAAACCAGACAGCAGATTAAAGAAGCTGTCACAGACTGTAGGAGGACCAATGCGTAAGGTTCTTTTGTGCTTCCTGTTTATTCTCATTGCTGGCTGTACTGTCAAACGTGAGGTTGTTCTTGACCCTTCTGGTACACCTTCTGGTGTCGAGCGTGTGGTCGTTGAAGGTCCGGGCGGCGATATGGTTGGGGTAACCGTAGACACCGTTGAGAGGCTTGCTCCTTTGCTCCCTGAGCCTTGGAACTCAGTCCTTGTAGCCTTGACTGCTGGATTCTCTGCCGCTACTGCTGGCTGGGTTTTCCGCTCTCGTAAGGAAAAGAAAAAAGCTAATGACGGCTAAAAGAAACTATAAGAAAGAATACAAAAAGTTTCAGTCATCAGACGAGCAAAAGAAAAAGCGAGCTACTCGAAATAAGAATCGAGCAGAAGCTGAAAAAGATGGGCGTGTTCGTAAAGGAGATGGCAAAGATGTTCACCATAAGAATGGTAAAACTAAAGTAATGTCTAAGTCTAAGAATCGTGGCATAGCAGAAAAGTCTCGCTTGAAAGGAAGTAAACGTGGCAAAAAAGAAGGCAAGTAAGAAAGATTCACGTTTGGCTAGGGCTGGCGTGAGTGGATACAACAAACCTAAACGTACACCTAATCACTCTACTAAGTCGCACATTGTGGTTGCTAAAGAGGGTGATAAAGTAAAGACGATTCGCTTTGGTGAAAAAGGTGCGAAGACTGCTGGCAAACCTAAGCCGGGTGAGTCTGATCGTATGAAAGCCAAGCGTAAATCTTTTAAGGCTCGTCATGCTAAGAACATTGCCAAGGGTAAAATGTCTGCGGCATATTGGGCTGATAAGGTAAAGTGGTAATGGCTAAAAAGAAAACAAAGCACTGGTCTGATAACATGCCTGAACATAGTTCTATTCTATGGGAACAGGGAGATCCTCGGAGTTACATTGCTTCTTCTAACTTGATTGAGCAAATCGATGGAAAACGAGGTCGTTATATTTTCAATCATGCGATTTCAAGTCAAGCACCGGGAGATCGAAACATTAGACCAGAAATGGTTGCAAAGCTGGCTCCTTATGTTGCCGCACTTCGCCCCGCTGAAGGCCGGCACGTTCGAGACGGTATTGCTTACGGAGAAAAAGATGATAGGGCACTAGATACTGTTTACACAAACTCTTCTGATCCTCGTTTAAGAAACACACTAAGAACTCAGGCTGGTTGGGCGGCGGCTGGTACTCAAAATAGTTATGATAGATATGTGTCTGGTGTTCATCGCAAGTCTGATCTTGCAGAGTCGATTCAGACATGGAGAACTCCGTTGGATGCAACAGACGATCCTGACGGGTTAAATAAAAACTTTTTGCCCAACTACAGATTTTTTATTAATAAGATTCAGCAAGATCAAAAGTCATTTGAAGCTAAGGAAAGAAAGAAGTATGACATACATGGACGAAAGTCTATTGGTAGACTTCGTGGCGTAAGGAATTTCATGGCAAAAGAGAGATTTTTTTACGCAAAAAACAATAGCCCGCTTAGACCATAGAAAGTAGGTGATCCAAATGCCTCAGGGTAAAGGTACATACGGCAGTAAGCGTGGCCGTCCCCCGGAAAAGGGAAGTAAGAAGACTAAAAAGAAAACCCGTCGGGGAAAATAGGAATGTCATGGTTGGGGTCGCTCTCAATGTGCGGCTTAAGGGCGGCCCACAACCAATCCGTAAAGTTCACTTCTTTAACGTGAACATTTGTAATCCTGAAGACCCTCCAGCCCATGGCCGTGGCTGTATTATATTTGTCACAGTCTTTGGTAAACCCTTTGCCGCTAGTATGTCCACCAAACTTCCCCTTCCAAATGCCACCCTCTACTTCTAGAGCAACCATTTGGTCTGGCCATGCAAAATCGAAACGCCACCTGCGTTCGCAAAACCTATGTTCCTCAACCCACGCCGGAAACCCTTCTGCTCTGAGTATGAGAGCAGTCTTTTTCTCTAACTTGCTCCGCTTGTAAGAGGAAGACTCTTTTGGGGGTGATGATTTTCCATTGTCCTTTTTCGTAGAAGACATCGATTTCTTCGTTTCCGTCGAATCTTTGAAAATCTTGTCCGGGCTTTAAGGTTACTTGTGTTCTGCTACCGGGTTTCACTGCTCATTTCCATTTCGGTATTTTTTCTTCTGACTCGAAGAATGGTGTTTGCTATACTTTTGGATGCAATAACTTCGTCAGATAGTCCTTCTTGTCGAGACCATTCTTTTATTTTAGGTAGGTCTTTTTCTTCTAAAGGGCATCCATTGGCGAACCACCACTCTACTGAGTTCTTTGCTTTTTGCAACCCACTGATCCATGCTCTGGCATTTGTTGAGTTTTGCACTGCGTGTCTGTATTCATTTGGATCACAATAGTCTAACCCCATTAATTTTTTCAAAAGAGCATCGACTGTTGTAAGCATTTGTTTTCCTACATAGTTGTGCTTTAATTCTTCACTGACATCTGGCAAGTTTCTTTCTTGCATATAACTAATAATCCAAGTGTCACTACTATCGCAACAAACGTAATGCTGATCTTTGAAATCGTTGTGAACTCTAATGTACACCCTTCCAAGATAAGTAAATATCTCGGAAATGGTGCCATCAAAGTTCAACTTTTCAAACTTCTTATTCGCTACTGCTGTCTCCATCTGTCTCCTTCATGAGTTCTGTAATGCTAAATGATGCTTCTTTGACTACCGTCTGCCCTTCTTTTCTAAATCCCCCTTCTGTCGCAGTTTGGTAGTGGTCAGGGTTTCCTTTCTTAGGTACACGAAGCAGGATATCCAAGTCGCACTTAGACCAATCTTTTACTTTCTCGTGATCGAATCCCATAAACGCTTCGTCTGTCTTGTTCCAGAAGTCTTCAACGTCTGCCAACCCGAAGCCTTCTTCTTTAATTCGTTGCTTGAGCATGGTCTGTCGTGGGGTGGTGATCTTGTTCCACCGTTTGAATCCCAACATTTTACTTAGTGTATTTGCTCGCTCTAAGTGCTTGTCCCATACAGAAGAATCAGCTTTTTTCGTTTCGATTTGGGCTGTGATCTTTTCTTTCAAAGGAACCTTTGGCTCTGTTGGCTGTGGTCTTCCATTGCCAAACTCTGCCTTGTCGGACATATCGATAACCTCTTTGGTTTCGACTGAGAGGGGTGCCCTCTTCAATGCCCGACGAATCACCACCTTTTTAGCCATTTCACCCCAGTGGTCACGCCATGCAGGAGAGTTTGCTGAACGGCTCCCAGATCGAATCTGTTCAACTTCTTCAGCCGTCATGAGTTCTGGGTAGGTCGCACCTGTCGGAAGCTCTACAAGGCAATACACGCCCACCACAGGGCCTCTGTCTGAATCAAAGGGGTCATAGTCGTGAGTGAATCCAGTAGCCGTAGCTTTGTAGTCATCGTTCTGTCTCACAATGCCTGTATGGATTGCTTTAAGTCCAGACCTGTATGCTAAGTCAATGTATCCCTGATATCCAATGCTTAACTGAGCCTCATTACCGTAAGGCACAAGGTAAGCAGATCCCAATACTCCAATATCCAGACCTAAAGTGCTGGCTTGTACACACGCTTTTGCGATGCTGGAGGTACTGCATTTGTGTAGGCTGGGGTTCATTTTGATCTGCATGACAATGTTTCGAAGGAATCGTTCCTTCTGAATTGTGCTGGGCAACAATGCACACAGTTCATCTTTCTTGGATTCTAACCAAGTCTCAATCGCTAGATCGCTCATGGGGTTCCTTTCTTCTCCATTTGATCTGTCTGTATTTAGTTGGGGCTACTTCGTACCCCTTCCTGTCGTACTCATAATAAGTCAACGTACCTAACGAACACTGCCCTTCTTCAGCGTCTACCATGGTGTTTAATACTTTTTCTCTCAGTAACTTTTCTTCTTTTTGTGCTTCTGAGACTTTATCTTTAGCCTCAAGCCATAGTTTTACATCATTTTCTTCTATATTTGTACTTTTATTTGGAGTTCTTATTACTTTTTTCAGAGTTTCTACACTTGGAAGCGTATCTTCTGGAGGTTTTTCTTCCATAACGTGGTTGTTCCAGAAGTTACCTACGGCATTAATCATTTGCTCACGCTCTTCTTCGTACTGAGCTGGATCTACCTCATACATTTTGAAGTGGAATCCACGGTCAGCAATCAGGACAGCCACATGAACCATGTTCAGATCGGCTACTTCTGCTTGCCACAAGCATTGCAATAGAACGTGTTCGGGAATCTCGTCAGTGTATTCTTCGCCCCACCCGTAACGGTAACTAGTAGTCTTTGCTTCGAGACCACAGCGACCAATCTCCGGCGCGATGAACATGAAGTCCATATTTGCATGAGCAGGAACAGATCCACCTTTAGTACAGTTTAGGGTTTTGGTACGTCGTACATTTGCAGAAGACCATTTCATATCCTCAATTTTTAGACGTTCCATGCCCCATTCAATGACAGCAGATTCCAGTTGGTGCCCAGCTTCGATAGCAGATGACGTTGATTGTTGAACACCTACTGTTTTAGCAAGGTAGATATCTGAAGAAGACTTAAAGGGACTTAGACCCAAAATTGCAGGGACATCAGATCCACCTACAGAGTTTTGTCTTTTGCTGTATTGCTCTTCAGTTAGTGCCATTATTCCTCCAGTCTGTGAATGTTCTGCTCAATGTAAAGCACAGGATCGCTGGTATCTTCAGCATTCCACTCTTTCATTTCAGTTAGCAGATCATCCATACTTACATTAAACGCTTCACAAAGTTTACTAAGAGTCGTTGTATTAGGCATACATTTGCAATCAATCCAGTTTTTGATTGTTGCTTTGCTGATATCTACCTCTTCAAGAAATTTAGCCGCACTTATTTTCTGCTTGTTTAAGTTCCTAAAGAACGGATGCAGCTGTCTATGTACTAGCCTTGCAATCATTTGCTTGGGAGTTTCACCCGGCTTGGCTACGATTCTTAAAGTTCTGGCGTGTTCTGAGCTAATGGTTTCCATACCATACTCCAATATTGAAACGTACAACTCAGCAGGGGGTACCCCAAGTGCCACTGCTAACTTGTACACGGTTTTAGGTTTGGGTTTGACTCTCATGATTTCTATGAAATGGATTGTCCACCGATACACACCAGACTTCTTAGCGAGACATGATAGTGATAGTGATCGTTCCATTCGTAACTGGCGAAGTGGGTGGAAAGCAGTTCTAACTGTCTTGGTAATGGTGTCTAAGTCAGCAGGATCATAAGTGTAATGTTCATGCACAGCGGATATTGCCCTCTCATTCAGCAGATAATTTTAACTTATGATTGGTGTTATTTCAATACTATTTTATAAGAATAATAAATGAGCCAGAGGGTACACCAACTGTCGTGACTAGAAGGCCATGAGTTCCTCTAGTCCAGTGTCCCTCTGACTCGAATCGAATTATTAATCCATGGGATCTACTTCATCCCATACATTATTGAGTAGATCTATCATTTCATGTTTCAGTTTCATGTGGCCTTCCATGATTTCTTTATGCGTGTTTACTGTTCTCTCAACCTGTTTCTTTAATTGCCAAGAAGCGTTGTTAAGAACTTGCGTTTGCTTCTCAAGTATTTCAAAGATCTGTGCGATCTTGTCGCCTGTTGAATCCTTTTCTTTTTGCATGTTACTCCTCGCTGTATGTTCCGTCATACGGGTTTGGTTCGTAGTCTTCAGGTCCAGATCTTAATTCGTTGTCAATGTTTAGCATGTTGTAGTCATTCCAACCTTCTTCTTTTGAGTTGGTTTCTTCTTCTACTTCATGCAAGAATGCTGTTATTGTTTTGGGATAATCTTCCATGTACTGACCAAACCCTACTGATTCAATACCTCTAGTAAGATTTTCTACTTCACTCATCATTCTTCCGTATAACTTTATCATGTATTTAACATCTGTTTTCTTTTGAAGACTATGCAACTCTTGATCTAAAGCCGCTAAGCAATAAATCAATCTTTGCTCACTCATTTCAC